ATGTGTCGTTCTGTGCCAGGTTCGGAGCGGAAGCGACCGCGACGGTGATAACGGGTGCCTGAGATTCGACACCCACCGTTCCGCCGGCTTCCACTTCCACAAACTGACGATTCAAGATCACGTTGACGCTGCTGCTCGACCCGCCGTCCGGGGTATACGTCGCCGCTACCCCGAACGTATCGGTGTCAAAATACTGCGCTACGTCACTCGCGGTCTCGACTGCCATCAGCTTTTACGCTTCGCCTTGGCCTTCGCCTTGGCCTTTGGTTTCGCATCGCTTCCAGCCTTCGTTTCTCTCGAAACTTGATCAGCCGGTACAACTTGCCCTGAACCAATGAGCGTAACCGCTTCAGCGTCCGAGACATCAATGACATCTCCAATCGAACGCGGTGCCAGATCGACCACACAGTTTTTCGCAACCTTAACAAGCATTAGCTACCACCACTCGCGTGGGTGAACGCTTGACCGTGTCGGCAACCAATATCCATGAATTGCAACACACGGAGTCGAACGGTTCCTGATGCGCTGTTCGTATACGGGTCGACTAACAACGATGGTCCTGAACCGAAAAAGCCCATGATCAATTGTGACCAGTCCACACTAAAGTAGATCGAACCCGCCGTGATGTTGTTCGAAATGAACACCGGGTGACCGTTGATGCGGTCATCGTCCATCACATAGGTGGCTTGTCCTGATTCCTTGACGGTGGTTTTTGCGAGTCCTACTTGGGTCGCGTTGAGAATGTAGCCGGGGTTACCGAACAACGCGTTATCGCTCAAACACAGTGACTCCAGGTCGACCGCTTCAGCCCACGTCAGGGTGTTAGCCGTGGTGAGTGTTTTGGTATTCACGCCGGTGACTGAGTTCAGTCCCGTTGGTTGTCCGGATGAACCGGAACCCGCTGTGGCACCGAGGTCGATCAACAAACTCGTGCTGGCCAGAATGTCATTGCGAATGATGTTTTCAATACCAATCGCACCCGCGCCGCTGGCTTGGGTCAACATCTGTGCTGTCACTTCCGTATAGAGTCCCGCGCCTTTGGGTGACAACGAGATCGAACCGAGTGTCAATTCCGATTCGCTGGTGTTACCACCTTCACTCGCCACCCACGCCGCGGTCGAAGTACCCGTTTGCTTGGGAATCTTCACGTCCGCGTTCAATCCGTTCAAGATCGTCGCGCCGGCTTGCATGACCGCCGTGCGGTTGCGCAATGCCTCGATAAAGTCTCCAGCCAAGAAGTCCTCACCAACTCCGCCGCCATCGTCCGTGACACTAACGTCCCTTTTTGACCAGTCTCGAAAGACTTCCGCCGGTATGGTGGAACCTTCCGAGGAATAGACATTTTGTCGCGTAGCCGTTTCTACTGCTTCCAATTCCAAACCGGCGTCGCTTTGATAGCGCGCGTTGGTGGGATTGGCTTGTGCGCGAATCCACCGAGCCAGTGAAAAGCGTCGGGTTTCTTTTTCGGTCATGCCTACATCGCCAGCATGCGGTTGTGTTTTCGCACGCTCCAACAACGACATCGTGAAATCGGCAACGCTTCGCTTTTCGCGAATCGCTTCCAGTGCTTCGTCCTTCGCGTCGTATTGAGTCGCTAACGCGTCGATCTCTCGAACGCGATCGTCTTCCGCTTTGAGAATGTCATCGATTGACCGAGTTGGCGTCGGCTCTTCGACTGGTGTGTTTTCTTCAACCATAATGGTTTCCTTTCTTTTGGTAGGGGTTTCTACTTCGACCACCTCGGTCTGAGGGGTTTCGTCTTCTGGAGATCGGCCGACGCCGACTTGTTCGCTTTGGTCTGCTGGGACGCTGACCAAAGACACTTCCAAAATCTTTGCGCTCACACGCATATAGGGTTCGTCGCCGCTGGTGTCACGGAACGCGTCGGTGACCTGGTAACCGACCGATACATTCGAGCGAATACCGTCGACCACATCGTTGAACGCTTCAGTCGCTTCCGCCGATCGTCCAAACCGTGCAACGGCTTTGGTGCTTTTGCTTTCCGAGTCCAGACGGAAGTTTTCAATCACGCCGACAATTCGTGTCGGATCGTGATCGAGTAACATGGGCATGCGTCCGGATTTAGCAAAGTCCATATCGATGGACTCTTCCGTGGTGTGGTCGATCACCTCGTTCATTCCATAGCTCGTTCGATACACCGGTTCTTCGCTGGTCACACCCAAACTCACGGTTCGTGCGTCGACATCGACCGCACCCCGTTCGAGGTTCAGATGTCTGAATTCAGTCGTCATTGTTCGGCTCCTCCGTTGCAATAGGCGTCTGCGCTCCAAACGGTTGGAACGCCAAGTTCAAGTTGTACTGTTCCGCTAACTCGGCTTCCGCCGCGTGTGCTTCAAACAATTCTTCGACATCGCGTCCGTATTGGCTTTCCTCGATATCGGATAGGGTGATCAGTCCCGCTTGCAGACTGGTCAAATTCGCGTTGGCTTCTTTCGAGGGATCGATCCAACTGAACGATCGGCCGATGAATGTGGCGGCGTCTGCATAGGCTTCGAAATCTTGCATGGACACAAAGCGGTCGACGGCGATGGCTTCACGTAGCCACGCCCGAAAGACGGGTTCGATAAAGTGATCAATGAGAAAACGTTGCAACATCTTGTAACTGTCGCGGTCACCCAGTTCCGCAATCCGTGCGGATGAATACGTGGTCGAACTTAAATCGGAAGCCAATGACTGATACGAAACATTCAACCCGCTGGCGATGCCCCGCAGAATGGCCGCTTCGAAATGCGCGAACGCCGTGGTCGGGTGCGCGGTGTCCCACGATCGCAGTTCATAGCCGGGCGGTAACATCTGAATCGTTCCTGGTTCCGCACTGATCTCCGGTGCGAACCCGTCGGCCTCATCACCGACGAAATCATTGACGCCGTCGGTTGCGGCTTGCAGATACGCAGACTTAGCGGAACCCAATCGGGCAGCGACCAATTCCGCTTCCTCGTAGCCGTTCAGCATTTTCAATCGAGGCAGGGCGGTGGCTAACCACGGCATGCCACGATTCTGGTCGGCTCGGTCGGCGCGGAAGATGTGCAAGCAATCCGACGCGGAGACAACCGTATGCGCACGGCTACCCAAGGGTGAAACGCCGAGACTGGATTGCACGCCACTGTTTGCCAGGTGGTACGCGACCGGCCGACCGAACCGGTCGAGTTGGACACCCATGCGTATAACTTCGCCTGATTTCAGTGTCTCGTTCATGTCGATATCGAGAAGGTCGACATCAATAAATTGCAGTGCGAAACCCGATGGAAAGTCGCGATCACGGATAAACTTGATCAGCACTTCACCATCGCGCGCGAGTGATTCCATACACAGTCGCTGCGCATCGATCCAGGTGCTGCGCCCATCGGACGTGACGGACTTCGACCACTTGGCAAACGCTGATTCAACGGCGCTGTTGCCGCGTTGATCGAGTCGCCGATCGGCTCCGAGCTTCTTGGATTGCATGCGAATCCCAGCAGGACCGACCACGTTTTGATTCAATAGAGATAAGTATCGACGCACATAATCGTTGTTGCGCGCTTGTTCCCGTGCGCGGGAACGGACCGTTTGCAACGCCGACGCAATGGATTCGTCGGCGGTTTGGCTGATGGAATTCCAATCGGCGTACAGTCGACCACCTTGTGCGGCTTGCCAATTGCGTCGCTTGACGTCGCGTTTTTTGGAAAAGAAATCGAGCACGCCCATCAGAACCGCACCTGAACCGTCTGTCCGGTTTTCTGTCCTGCCTGGATACGCTGCCGACTAATCTCGGCTTGGACTCTGGACGCATAGTATTGTCGGAACTTGATCAGGTCATCCACGTGCATGCGAGAGATCGAGCGTCCCGCAATGCTGAAACTGAGTTGATCGAGGGATGCGCGGTTGTTCATCACGGCATCGATGGCATCGAGCGCAGTCTGTGCGTCGGACGCCTTGGGATAGTTCGGCAGCACTTCCGTGCGTCCCTGTCTCAATCGCAACCGCGCGTTGTCAGAACTTCGTGTTATATACGAGTCCCATTGATAGACACCGTCGCTATAGTTGGCGGTAGTCGCTGCCGCCACCGACACCAGATATTCATTTGGCGAACTGCTTTCCGTCGCCGTGATATTGATCGTTGCGGTTCCGTCGTTCTTCCGAAAGACATAGGTCAACGCGTAGCTGGCTACTGGATAATCCGAGAGACCACGTTTCCAGTTCCAGGTGTCGCCGGC